GGGCAACGTCGATTCAGCCGGGGCGGCCGGGCGCAATGGTGGGCGCATGGGCAATGATCTGGCCGGCAGCGCGGCTGGATCGTCGGCTGGCGGCAATGGCACGGATGGCCTCAGTCAGCCGACCGATTTCTCGCTTGGCTTCTTCGGCGGATCGGCCGGCGGCTCCGGCGGTAGTAGCTTGGTCGGTAATGGCGGTAATGGCGGCAAAGGCGGGTGGCCAGGAGGCGGTGGGTCCGGAGGAGGTGCGGCGGTTGACTCTGTGGGTAACGCAGGCGCTGGCGGCGATGGTGCCGACGGGGCCGCAGAAATCATCACGTTGTTCTGACGAGGTATCGAATGAGTACGAATCGGTTTGCGATAGTGACGTTGGCGACTAACATCGTCGATGGTGTTTCCGTCGGGCAGCCGTCCGTCCCCCCGACGAAGATCGCTCTGGAAGTATTGGAGGGCGAGAGGGTCGGTCCGGAGTTCCGATACCACCCCGGGGAAGTTCCGAGATTTACCGCTCCGCCGGAAGAACCTCCGCCGGAAGACCCGCCAGTGGAGTAAGTAGTAGCCTCGGAGATAACCAGGCGAGCGTACTGTAGGTTATATGCTTCAAATAAATTACACTTCTCCGGGGCCGATTGCTAGCGCGTTCATTCGTGAGCGCGCTAGCATGTCTCTTTTGCTCGGGCCAATTGGGTGCCTATCGGCGGATCATATGTACATGACCCGTTGCGGTTGGCGATACATGTCAGAGTACACCATTGGGGAAGAAATACTCGTCGCTGATCCAGTTACTGGGCGTACTTGGTTTGAAGTACCAGAGCGATATATAGATGAGCCCTGCGATACATTCTATCACCTGCACTCTCGTGGGGTAGATCAGGTGCTATCGGCGGAGCATCGGGTACCATTCTTTAAAAAGTTCAATCCGGAAAAACTCCGCGTATCTACCGCAGAGCAGATTTATTTGGACGATAACCGGCTGCGTTCTGGGTGGGATGGGATGATCCCGTGCGGATTTACTGCGCCGGAGAATGCTGCGGGGGTGCATATATCGGACGAAAATCTGCGCGTGATGGTGATGATATGCGCAGATGGATGCTTTCCTAAGAAGGCATCGGGGGCGTACTGCGTAATTGTAGTGCGTAAACAGCGTAAATTGCTTAGGGCGCGAGACCTACTTACCGCAGCCGGCATCGAGTATACGGAGGGTGTGTCTATACGTGACGGGAAGGAAGAATACCGGATTATATTCCACGCACCGTATGTGTTTAAGTCGCTAACGGCTTTCTGGGGAGCTTCTTCTGCTCAGTTAGCTATAATTGCGGACGAGGCCCTAAATTGGGATGGTATGCGAGACGCCGGGTACTCCGACTGGAGGTATTTTACTACTCTCCCAGAAGACGCTGCATTCATGGAGTACGTGTTTTCTGCACAAAATCGACGTACTTCTATTTCCGTGTCGGATGAACTCGCCCGCGGATGGAGTAGACACTACACTGTTACGGCGGTAAAAAACCCGCGGGCAGGGATCAGAGGGAGTACGAATGCGGCTTGCGGCGTACATAAAATATACGTCGAAGGCGGACGTAAATACTGCTTTACTACTTCCTCCGGATTCTTCGTTACTAAGCGTAATGACTGTGTAGCCGTCACAGGAAACTCGGGTAAGTCTGCGGCGTGTGTAATTAAGATACTTACCTTGTGCATCAAGCAACACAAGGGGCCAGATGGGATGCGCCGCTCTCGGTGGGCGGTCGTGCGTAATACGAAGGAGCAGCTAAAGGACACCACGCTACGCACTTGGCTCGATTGGCTACCGCCTAATTCGTCGCTAACGGTGTCCGATGGGTGGGGCCAGTGGAAGGAAGTGGAGCGTACGTTCTACTTGGAATTCGATGATGTACGAGCAGAAATCCTCTTTCGCGCGCTAGATAAGCCAGAGGACGTGAGTAAACTCCTGTCCCTCGAACTTACTGGCGCGTGGTTTAATGAGTGCCGTGAGATCGACGTGGTGCTGTTTAATCGCGCGTACGAACGGTGTGGTCGGTATCCGTCTGTTCGCAACGGAGGGTCTGCATGGAGCGGGATCATCGCGGACACCAATGCCCCTGTTATGGGGTCCGATTGGTATAAAGTCATAGAAGGGCTCCCCCTGGTTGATGACCAGCCTAATTCAGTAGTTCCCGTGGTATCGTATAAACAGCCCTCTGGTATGAGTGCGGAGGCCGAGAACCTGCCTAACCTCACTCCGGGGTACTACCAAGATAAGGCCCGTGGTAAAACACAGGACGAGATAGACGTATACATCCACGGTATATATGGAGTATCGGACTATCTGAAGCCGGTGTTCGCACGGCAGTTCAAGCATAAGCACCACGTCTCTACGACTCCGCTCAAGGTTATACCCGGGGCGCCGGTGATCGTAGGAATCGACCCGGGGCTGTCGTTCGGGGCGGCGCTGTTCCAGGTGGACTGGGCGGGGCGTATATTTTTGCTGCGGGAGATCGCTAGCTTCGATGAAGGGCTTACGACGGTATGTGAGCGTAAGCTGCTCCCTCTCCTGCGCAATACGTTCCCGGGGTGCCCGGTCATTACGGTGATTGATCCTGCGGGGTTCAATCGTTCGTCGAACGACGAGAAGCGGGCTACGGACATACTCAGGTCACACAAGCTGCGCTGTCGGCCGGCGGATAATAACGACCCGAACTCGCGCGTACAGGCGCTACGACAGCTACTTGATGGGTGGACGCCTGACGGCCCTAAGATTCTCATCGACCCTAGCTGTAAGATGCTCATTAGTGGCTTCATGGTTAACTACGTGTTCCAGAAGCACCGTAGCGGACAGTTTTCGCCGACTCCATCGAAGAACGAGTATTCGCACGTGATGGACGCTGCGGGCTACGCCGCTATGTATTTAACCCATGGGTTCCGATACGAAGACGCTACTGCCATAGATGAGTATAGGGCTGCGGTAAATAGCCAGCAGCAGTCGCAGCCGATGGACTCGTACACAGGGTATTGATATGTTACAAGAGACAAACGAAGCCTACAGCAAGCTCGTCGGTGTAGTAGACCGTGTGTTCGGGCTTGCGAAGAGCGATCGTCAGTACTACGAGACGAAGTGGGTCGCTAACCACTTGCAGTACCGCGGCAAGTACGACAACACCGTAACGCTTCTGCCCGGGCGGTCGAGGGTGTACCCGCGAGATACTCGCGTGAAGGTGGAAGGCTTCGTCGCAAAGATGATGGAACTGATGTTCCCGGCGTCGGAGAACAACTTTACGTTCCAGCCATCGCCTGTGCCTGATATTCCTAAGGAAGACTTGCAGCGTATTATGCAGCAAGTGCAAGACCCGAAGGAGGTGCGGGAAGCAGTCATGGCGTTCGCGCAGGAGCGAGCCGACGCCATGACTACGGAATGCGAAGACCAGTTGCAGGAACTCGACTGGACGCAGATGTGTAAGTCCGTACTTCGTAGTGGTGCGAAGTATGGGTTAGGTGTTGCCCGTGGCCCGGACGTTATTTTTAAGGAACGTAAGTACTACCTGCCCGACCCAGTTACAGGGTTAGTTAGTACGCAGAAAGAAGACTACCCCCGTCCGTTCTTCGACGCTGTGAACATCTGGCGGGCGTATCCTGATTTTTCTGCGCGCGTATGGGAAGACCAGCAGTTCTTCTTTGAGGAAGTCGTTCTTACTCGGCCGATGTTGTATGCGCTAGCTAAGCGTACGGATTTCCGCGGTAAGATAATCCGCGATTATCTGCGCGAGCACACTACCGGTACGTATCGGCCGGCGGAGTACGAGTCTAAACTATACGCGGATGGCGAAGGCAGGCGCTCTGTTCCTAGCGCGCGGCAGTATATGGTGCGTCGCAACTTACTGTTTGTGGCAGCTAAGTATCTCCGTGATATCCCCGGCATGGTTGACTTACCTACGGAAGACGAAGAAGACGTGTTCGTCGATGTGTGGACGATCGACGGGTTCGTCATAAAAGCAGTCCGTCCGCCGCTAGGTGAACGTCCGTCTGATCTGTATCATGGGTTTATCTACCTCGGAGATGAGGAGTCCCCGATCTGCGGCGTAGGTATGCCGGAGAATCTGCGCGATTCGCAGATGCAGGTGTGCGCGGCTAGCAGAGCGTTGATGGATAATACTGCGGCAGTTGCGGGTCCGATCGTTGAAGTGAATGAGGCTCTACTAGCGGCAGGAGAAGGTAAAAAGCAGGTTCGCTCGTTCACTACGTTCCGACGAGACGACATGGGGGCGGATGGTAACATCCCCGCTATTCGTAACGTATCGGTAGATTCGCATATCCAAGAGATTCTTGCGGTACTCAAGTATCAGCGGGAGGTGCTTGATGTGGAGTCTATGCTGCCGTCATGGCTTATGGGGCAGACGCAGCAGTTAGGGGAGGCGTTCCGCACTACTAGCAACATGTCTGCCATGCAGGGCGGCGCTAACCTGTTCGCAAAGGATACGGTCCGGGCGTTCGACAAATTTATTAAGTCGATGATTACATCCCTGTATAACTGGAACATGGAGTTCAATGATAAGCCCGAGATCAAGGGGGACTACGATGTTATTCCGCGCGGCACTGTGTCTTTGCTTGCTCGTGAAATTCGTGGTATGGCTCTCGATCAGCTTGCCACTACGCTTAGTCCTGAAGATAGGGCGTTAATTGATACACGCGAGATGCTTATCGAGCGTATAAAGTCTCGTGACCTACCGACTAAGTTGATCCTGAGTGAGCAGCAAGCTGCGGCAGCACAGCAGTCTATGCAGCAGCAGGCTACGGCAGCACAGCAGATTGAACAGTCTCTTACGGCGGCTAAAGCGCAGCAAGCCTCTGCCGCCGCTAGTAAGTTAGGCGCGGAAGCAATGGCGATCGGCATGAAAGCGCCGGTGGAAGCGCAGAGTATGGCGAATGATTCTACGGCGAACGCTATTGCGTCTATAGGGGGTATGCTGAACGATGGACATCAAATCGAAAGAAGCAGTGCTGATTCGGCAGCTTCAGGCTAGTATGGATACGCGAGTAAAAGAGCTATTACATGAGCTACTAGAACTACGTGAAATGAGACACGCTGTTGCCCTACTGGAAACTGATGACCGGAGGCTTGCCGGTCGAGGGTTAGAATGTCGCGATATACGCCGCGTGTTATTGACACGCGCGTTGCCCGATGTAGACTCGGACCACGAGGTGAACTATGTCTGATTACGCTGATGACTTCGGGAAGTTCTTCGCGGAAGACCTGGCCGCAGCTACTGCTGAGCCGGCGCCTCCGGTCGAAGACGTGCCGGCGGAAGAGCCGGAGGCCGCCGCCCCGGTCGAAGAGCCCGTCGTGGCTGAAACCCCGATCGTCGAGGAAGAGGCCCCCGCTGCGGCGGAGGAGCCGGTTGCCGCTGCCCCGGTAGAAGACCCCCGACAGGCGGAGATCGACGCGCTGCGGGCCGAACTGGCGGCTCTGCGGTCGGAGATGGCCGCCCCGAAGGCCCCGGTGGAACCTCCTGCGCCGGCCCCCGCTGCGGAGCCTCAGCGACCGGAGGCGTCGCTTCGAGCCGAACAGGCCCTCAAGACTTACGCTGAGGAATGGCCGGAGCAGTTCGCTGCGATCCAGGCGTACCATACCCTTGCGGAAGAACGTACGACCGCTATCGTCCAAGAGGCGTTTGGTAGGCTAGCACCGTTCGTGGAAAAGATGGCGCAGGAGAAGTTGTTTGCCGATCTGCGCCAGATGAGTGATGTGCGGTTCGACGAGTCTGCGGACGCCGTAGTGAAGTGGGTGGAGTCGCAGAAAGACCCGGAGATTCGTAACGGGTACAAGGCGGTGCTGTTCCCGGGTAGTCCGCTTCGCGCTGACGCCGCTAGGATCGCGGAGGTGTTTCGTACCTATCACGCGATCAACCGTAAGGATACGCCGGTGCCTGCCCCTGCGGCAGTTGTGCCGGCTAAGGAAGAGAAGAAACAGGAGAAGCAGGTTTTGAAGGAAGTGCTGAAGACTATGGCTCCGGTAGCGTCGCGCCCTGGTGCAGCTACTACGTCTGAACCAGACCCTGATGACTTTGAAGCTAACTTCGCCGTCTTTTTGAAAGCGGCTAGCGGCGCTAACTGAGAGGTAGATTCACATGGCTCTGTCCCGATTTGGTGATATCGGTTCGCGTACAGCTTCCTACAATATCGTAGAGATGCTGAAGCGGATGGTCCCGCTGATGCCGCTGGAGCGGTTTGGTCAGTCGGAAGTGGTCCCCCTGAATATGACGCAGACTGTCAAGTGGCGGCGATTCGAGCCGCTGCCGGTTACGACGGTTCCGCTGACGGAGGGTATCACGCCGGCCGGGCATACTCCGACGGTCACGGATGTCACCGCTAATTTAGTTCAGTACGGCGGATTCATCCGGCATTCCGATGTCATCCTTGATGTGGCTACGGACCCGATTCTCGCGAATTACCGTGATCTGCTTGCGCAACAGTGCGCGGAGACGCTCGAAACTGTTCGCTATCAGTCGCTCCTCGCTGGCTCGAACGTGTTTTACGCGAACGGCACGACCCGCAGCGCGGTGAATACCGCGGTATCTGCGACTCTGCTTCGTAAGGTTGCGCGAATGCTAGCGCGTAACAATGCGCGTGAATTTACGTCTGTCGTGGCGTCGAGCCCGAACTACGCTTCGCAGGCTGTGGAAGCGGCGTACATCGTGCCTTGTCATCCAGATCTTGAGTACGATATTCGTCAACTCCCGGGGTTCATCCACAAGAAGAACTACGGACCCGGCGTTACCGCGCTCCCCGGCGAACTCGGTTCGTGGGAACGGTTCCGGTTCATCGAGTCTACGCTGTTCGCTCCGTTCTACGGCGCAGGCGGTACGAAGGGCTCGATGATCGGCGCTGGTACGGCGGCGGATGTCTATCCTATGATCGTGCTGGCTATGGATGCTTGGGCTACGGTCGTGCTCCGCGGTTCGTACTCTGGCAGCGATCGTAGCGCGGACGGCACGTCTGTCGTGTCGCCAGTCGATCTGATCGTGAAGAACCCTGGTTCTGGCGGTGCGGAAGACCCGATGAACCAGCGTGGATCGGTTTCTTGGAAGACCATGTTTACGGCGCAGATTCTCCAAGATGCGTGGATGTGCCGTGTTGAAGTTGCGGCTACCGAACTCTGATAGGAGGATATAGATATGCACCGTGAAATGGCTAACATCGCCGCGTGCTATACGTCGGCGAATGTCGCGATCAACGCCCCTGGTGCGGCTACGATCAAGACTACGAGTGCTTCGCAGATCATGTTCAACGGCGCTATTAAGTCCGTTGCAGCTACATCGGCGATTGCGTTCCCGTCTACAATTGCTTCGCAGCCGGCGGGTACTACGTTTACGTACCTCCTGACGTTCAAGTTCTCTGATAGTTCCGCGCGAATCTTTGGCCCGCAGGAACTGCTGGATGTGAACGGTACGAATATCGGCAACCGTAACCCGACGGCGAACGCTACGGCCATCGCGAATAGTCTCCCGCGCGTTCCGAACGGGTTTGTTGTGGTCGGAGCGGTGAAGATTACTACCGATGCCTCGACCGTCTTTACCCCGGGTACTACGGCGCTTGACGCCTCTGGCATCACACCAACGTACACGAACCTGTCAGGATACCCG